CTTCGTTCAGGGTTAGTTACCTAATGAAACTACCTTCGTAGAAGGTATTTATTGAAGACTAAAGTCTTCATCATCGGCTTGTCAAGCCCTTCATCAAGGGCTGGTCGATTCTCATCGGTAGTGACATAAATGTCACAGTCTCCAAAACCTCCCTAACCAATTGATTTATAAGTTATTTATCACTCTCTGCTTTCAAAGAAAGCTAAGTAGAGAGTAATAAATAAACTATTGATCTATGATCAAAATGTCACAGTCAAGCTAAATCTGTAAGATTTACAGAGAACTTTGTAGTTTTTTCCCTTCGGGAAAGCATTCTTTTCTGACAGACTGTCAAAGTCTTTAGACTTTGTAGACCCCCCACCCCCAAAAATGCATGCAGGCATATATATATAAAACAGACCCCTCAAATATTTACCAAAAATACCAAGATGAATCATCAAGGGTACTGTTGCATAAATGTCACACCTATAAATTTTTATTAATCGGGGGTTGCGTAGGATTATGAATTAGTGTATAATAGTCTCTATAGACTAAAGAGAAAAGAACCAACCATATTTAAAATATTAACTTTAATAATTATTTTTTATAATTATTATTAATAACAATATTAAAGGAAATCAATGACTTTAGAAGAAAGTATGGAAGAACCTATAGAGAACTCTATAGATACACTAGCGACACTGAGTACATTCCTAGATGATCTTGTGTTACAACAAAGTAAGATGGACTTTATTTCTTTTGTTCGTCTTGTTGCTCCAACGATTGTGTCTGATTGGAAGATGGGGAGACATATTAAACTTATCTCTGATAAACTTCAGAAGGTTAAGGATGGTGAGATTAAAAGGTTGATGGTTTTCTTACCTCCTCGTAGTAGTAAGTCAGTGATTTGTTCTAAGATATTTCCTGCATGGTATATTGGTAATAATCCTCAACATGAAGTGTTGACGATCTCTCATAGTGATCAGCTTGCTTCAGACTTCGGCAGGTCTGTAAGAGACATTGTAAACACAGAACAGTTTCAGGAAGTATTTCCGGGTGTGTCCCTAAGAAGTGATGTAAGGGCGGCAGGTAAATGGAAGACGAATCAGAATGGTACTTATTATGCTGCTGGTGTTCGTAGTCAAATTGCAGGTCGAGGCGCACACATAGCAATCTTAGATGATGCTATGTCTGAAGAAGATAGTTTCTCTGAGGCTGGTCGTAGGTATATTAAGGAATGGTATCCTGCTGGTTTAAGAACTCGTATTATGCCCGGTGGTGCTATTGTTATTATTAATACGAGATACCACCATGATGACTTGTGTGGGTGGTTATTGAAGCAAGAAGAAGTAATGGACATGGATAGCACCTATCCTTGGGAGGTTGTAAAGATACCTGCTTGGATTGACGAGGAAGCTTCAGAGTTACTAGACTTACCCGTTGGTAGTTCTTATTTTCCTGAGTGGAAACCGGACGAGGTGTTACGAGTAGATGAAGAAGAGATCATTGCAAGTAATGGTTCAAGATATTGGGAATCATTATACATGCAAAATCCTACACCGGAAGAGGGTGGGATTATTAAGAAGAGATGGATTGAAAGGTGGGAATACAGTGATCCTCCTTCCTGTGATTTTGTAATACAAACATTTGATACAGCTTTCTCAACAAAGACTACCGCCGACTTTACTGTCATTCAAACATGGGGCATCTTTGATATGCCCGAAGAAGACTATGATGGTGTAGAGTCTTGGGGAAGTAATCTTATTTTGTTGGGAAGTACAAGAGGAAAGTTTGAGTATCCTGATTTGAGAAGAATCTCTCAGGAACTCTACAATGAGTATAGGCCAGATGTTTGTATTATTGAGAAAAAGGCTAGTGGTCAATCATTGATCCAAGATTTAAGACGTAGTGGTTTACCTGTAATGGATTACACTCCTGATAGAGATAAAGTATCTAGGGTATATGCTGCAAGTCCAATGTTAGAAGCTGGTAGAGTTTGGTTGCCTAGTAATAAAAGATGGGCAGATGATTTAATGGAAGAGTTGATTACCTTTCCGCATGGCCGTCATGATGACCAAGTAGATGCTCTTGTAATGGCTGTACATTACATGCGGGAGTCTTGGCGGCTGGGACATCCTGATGATCCCAACTGGGAAGATGACGAGAATCCCCGGCGTCAAAAAAGAGTTGGGTATTGGCGAACTTAGTTTTTTTAAATAAAGGGTTGCGTTAAAGAACTTTTAATGGTATAATAGTGTAGTGATAATTATTACTAACTTTGTTTGAGGACAATAATAAAATGGCAACTGAGAGAAATCCCTACGATCAAATCCCCTCTGCTGAAATTATTCAGATACCAGAGCAGGGAGCCAGTATTGAAGTTGGTGAATCAGTATCCTTTGATATTGAAGAGGATGGTGGTGTGGTTGTTAGTTTTGAAAATGAACTTGAGTTTCAAGAAAAGACAGATATTAAAGAATGGTTTGAAAATCTCGCTGAAGACTTAGATGATTTTGATTTAATAAGAATAGCTGAAGGTGTTTATGACAGATATGATGCTGATGTAAACTCAAGATCAGAGTGGGAGTCAATGTTTGAAAGAGGCTTTGATCTTCTTGGATTAAAACTTGAAACTACCTCTGAGCCTTTTGAGGGAGCCTGTACGGCTGTGCATCCTCTTCTTATAGAGTCTGCTGTTAAGTTTCAATCAAAAGCTATTGGTGAGTTGTTCCCTCCTGCCGGTCCAGTTAAGTCTCAAGTTCTAGGAACTGAGGACTATAAAAAGGATCAACAAGCTAAACGAGTTCAAGATTTTATGAACTATCAGCTTACTGAACAGATGCCTGAATACTTTGATGAGTTTGAAAGGATGCTGTTCCATCTACCCTTAATTGGTTCTGCTTTTAAAAAGGTTTATTATGACGCCTCGCTTGAACGTCCTGTTTCTGAGTTTGTTCCTATTGATCAGTTTTATGTGTCTTACTACGCAAGTGATCTAAGAAAAGCAGACAGGTATACCCACATTATTTACAGAAGCCCTCATGATTTAATGAGAGAGATTCGTTCTGGGATGTATCTAGATATTGATTTACCAGATGCCTATGTACCAAGTCCTACTCCTATATCATCTAAAATTGATACTGTTATGGGAATGTCCCAGTCAGGCGAAGATGATCCACAGTATGTTTTACTTGAACAACATTGTTATTTAGAACTTGAGGCTGACCCAGAATATTCTGAGGGAGTGGCTCTTCCTTACATTGTAACGGTTGAAGAGCAATCTCGTAGAGTTTTAAGTATTCGTAGAAACTATCGTCCTGATGATCCTACAAGAGAAAAGATAATGCACTTTGTTCATTATCGTTTTGTACCGGGCTTTGGTTTTTATGGTTTAGGACTGATCCATTTTCTAGGAAACCTTACGCTAACCGCAACTGCGGCTATGAGAGCTTTGGTGGATGCGGGTCAGTTCTCGAACTTACCGGGAGGATTTAAAGCAAAGGGTGTGAGAATTGTTGGTGATAATGATCCAATCGCACCGGGTGAGTTCAAGGAAGTTGAAGCAACTGGGATGGACCTTACAAAGTCTATTGTTCCTTTGCCATATAAGGAGCCTTCCTCGACCCTATTCCAAATGCTAAACTTTGTTACCGCAACAGGACAGAAGTTTGCTGACAGCACTGAACAAGTTGTATCAGATGCTTCTACATATGGACCTGTTGGTACAACGATGGCTCTTCTTGAAGCGTCTAGTAAGTTCTTTAGTGCAATCCACAAAAGACTTCATAAGTCTCAGAAAGATGAGTTTAAGATTCTAGCAAAAATAAATTACGATTACTTACCAAATGAATATCCTTTTGAAGTACCGGGCATGTCCCAGAAAATACTTAAAAGAGATTTTGATGGTAGAGTAGATGTTATTCCTGTTAGTGATCCAAACATCCCTTCCAATGCTCACCGAATGATGTTGGCTCAAATGGCATTACAATTAGCCCAGCAATCTCCTCCCGGTATGTTCAACCTTGAAGCATTAAATAGAACAATTCTTGAAGCGGCAAATATGCCGAATCTAGATCAAATCTTACCTGCTAAGAAACAAGCTCAACCACTTGATCCGTTATCGGATATTGCGGCGGCTACAAGAGGACTGCCTATTGCAGCCTTTCCCGGTCAAAACCATGATGCTCATATACAGGTAAAGATGTCTTTCTTACAAGACCCTATGAATGGTAAGAACCCTGCAATGCAGAGAGTTGTTCCTGTGTTACAATCTAATATTCAAGAACATATGATTATGAAATATCAAGAGCAGGTTACAGGAGTAGCTAAACAACTTGTTGGTAACTTACCGCCAGAGCAACAGCAGATGCCTAATGTTATGGAAGTTGCTATGGCTCAAGCAGCACAACAAGTTCAAAATGCAAACAAGGCTATGGGTGTACAACAAAGTCCTGAAGCTCAAATGGTTGATCTTGAAAAAGCAAGACTTCAGATTGAACAACAAAAACTTCAACTTGATACTATGAAGAATGCTTCTGATGCTTCTCTCAAGAATAGAGAACTTGATATCGAAGAAACAGAAGTAGCCCTTAAAGCAATTCAAGATGGACAGCAACAACTTATTAAATCAGAAGAAAAAGAAAAAGATAGAATTAATAAACAAAGCATGAAGGCAGTTGATACTCTTGTTAATGCAGCTACCGAAGATGCTAAGATGCAAAATTCTCAACAGCTTAAAGCTATGGACCTTCTTGGTAAACTAAGTAAAATTTCTGAAGATAGAGAATCTGCTGAAAATATTGAAGGGTTAAGAGCTTTACAAAAAGTTATTGAAACAACTATTAATGCTCAAGAAAAAGAAGGGCGTCTTACTTTAGACGCAATGGAAAAACTTTCTCGAATGACAGGAGAATAATATGATAGCTAAACTTAAATCTATAATTGGATGTTCTAATTGTTCTTGTTCCTATGAGTGTAAAGTATGGATAAAGGTTATCTGTGCAGCAGCACTTGGTTTTATTGTAGGAGTCATAGTACTCTAATGAATCTGTGGGACGAAATAGTAATATCTTTAAATGAAGAAATGGATCAGATAAAGACAAATTTAGTTGAAGGTGGTGCAGGGGATTACGCTACATATAAAGAACTATCAGGGTTTTATCAGGGGTTAGCATGGGCCAGAAATGATTTAACTCGTATTGTAAAAACAAGATTTCATGACGAAGAAGGAGATTAACCATGCAGCAACCTGCTTTACAAAAGTCAATTAAAAATGATCAGTGGATTAGCGGAGATGAAAAAGAAGTATCCGATCCTAGTCCTCTACCCATTATCCCCGGTTATAATATTTTAATACGTCCCGTATCTATCAAAGCAAAAACAAAGGGTGGTATTATACTGCCTGATTCAACAGTAGATGATATGGCTTATCTAACTACAGTTGGAAAAGTTATTGCTATTGGTGAGCTTGCCTACAAAGATGAGGATAAGTTTGCTACCGGACCTTGGTGTAAACTAGGTGATTATGTATGCTATGGTAAGCATGCTGGTGTAAAGATGGTCTACAAAGGTATAAAACTTATTCTATTATATGATGATCAAATTATGCTAAAGGTAGAAAATCCAAAAGATTTAGACCCTACATTTAATTTATCTAATTAAGGGGTTGCGTAAACGCAAAAAATAGTGTATAATATAGTTAATCGTAAAACGTCTGTGTCGAATCAGTCGAAAGGAAAAAGTTAAATGGAAGAAAATGAAAACGGTTGGGGTGACGTTACACTTCAAGAAAAGGTAGAGTATGAGATTGAAGAGGATGCTCCACCTGCCGCACAAGAAGCAAAGCCTGAAGTAACTCCTGAAGCTCCTAAGAAAGAAGAAATAAAAGAGCTTGATGGTATTGAAACTAATGGCGCACAAAAAAGAATCCGGCAGTTAGTAAAGCAAAGAAAAGAACGAGAAGAAGAAATTCAAGCTTTACTAAAAGAGAAGCAAGACTTACAAGAAAAGCTTTCTTCTCAAGAACAGAGTTTCGTTGACACTCAAAAAACATCTACCCATATGAGTGAGCAACAGTTAAATGATAAGGTTGCTTTTGCAAAGTCTGCATATTTAGATGCTTATAATTCGGGTGACGGAGAGAAAGTTCTTCAAACATTAGAAGTTCTTCAAAGAAGTCAACTTGATTTAGATAATCTTAGTAAACAAAAAGCTGCTTTAGAACAATACACTAAAGCAAAAGAAGAAGAAGCTAAGAAGCAAGCAGATCAACCACAACAACCTGCTCAAGCAAGACCTGACCCAAGAGCAGAAGAATGGGCAGCGGAGAATGAGTGGTTTGGTAAGGATAGTATTCTAACAGCTTCCGCACTAGCAGTTGATGCAGAGTTAAAACAACAAGGATACAATCCTGACGAAGAAGATTTTTATGGAGAGATTGATCGTAGATTACGAGAAGAATTTCCACATAAGTTTACTGATCAAGAGGTTAGTGAAGATAATCGTCCGCAGCAGACGGCACCTGCTGCTCAAGTGGTCGCTGGAGCTTCCCGGTCGCCAGCAACTTCCACAGGTAAGAAGATCAAACTTTCACAAGAAGATGTTCGACTTGCTAATAAATGGAATATACCACTTGAAGTATATGCCGCTGAAAAATTAAAAGTTGATGGTTCAGACGGTGAGTACACAGATGTATCATTTGGCCGAGGGAGTTAAGACATGAACACACGAAAGAGCGTAGCACGTTCAGCCAGTACTAGAGAACAGAATACAAGAGAAGAAACCGAGTGGACATATGAAGAGCCTAATGCCCTTGAAATTCCTGATCCAGTAATCAATAGATTTACTAATGAAGGAATGTCACTACGTTGGATTCGTATAAATCTAAAGGGTGTAGACGATTACCAAAATGTTGGTAAGAGAATGGCAGAAGGATGGGCATGGGTTACTCCTGATGAAGTTCCAGAAATGGCAGTATCTTCTATCGTGCAGGAGAATGGGCGGTATATCGGAACAGTCTGTCGTGGAGACTTGGCATTAGCTAAAATGCCTACCGGAAAAGTAGAAGCCCGCACAAGGTACTTTGAACAGAAGGGTCAACAGTTAATGCATGCTGTGAACTCACAACTAGAAAACTCTTCAGATTCAAGAATGCCTATTAGTAATAACAGTAGGTCTACAGTAACTAGAGGTCGAAGACCTAACTTTCAAGAATAGTTATTGTGGACTGCGTAAACATGGAGGAGTGACATTATGTCTACTACTAAAAACCTAAGAGGTTTCCTTCCTGCTCGCAAACGTGGTTCTGGTACTAACTCTACAGGTTTTGATGAGCTACCAATCGCATCTGGTGACGCAAGAAATATCTTTACAGGTGATCTTGTAAAGACAAGCCTTGGTAATGTAGAACCAGTCTCAGCAGACGCCGACTATGCAGACGGTGTTTTTATGGGATGCCATTACGTTGCAAACGGGGAACCTAAATACAGCAAGTATTGGCCCGCCAATACAAGTGCTACAGATATTAAAGCTTTTGTAGCTACAAGTCCAAGCAATACTTACTTTATTCAAGCAGACGCTTCTTGTTCTGCTGGTGATATTAATACAGTAAACTTTGGATTAACTTTGGGAACAGGTAGCACCTTTACCGGACAGTCTGGTTTTGGTGTTAAAGCTGCAACAAGAAATACCACTATTCTTCCAGTAAGAGCTATTGGTGTTCTTGATGAGCCGGGTAACGATATTACCGTTGCTACGGAAAGAGCATTTCCTGTTCTAGAAGTTCGTATTGTGAAGCATGTTGATGCTGTTCTATCAGCACCATCTGGCATTTAAGGGGGGTTTGAATTATGGCTATTAATAGAGCTAGTATAGCAAAAGAACTTCTCCCCGGTCTAAATGCTGTATTTGGACTAGAATATGGAGAAGTTGATAATGAGCATGAGCCTCTATTTGAGGTTGAAAACTCAGACAGAGCTTTTGAAGAAGAAGTTCTGTTCACAGGCTTTGGTACTGCACCTGTAAAGGGTGAAGGTGCTGCAGTCACATACGATGAGGCAAGTGAAAGTTATGTTGCTCGTTATGTAAACGAGACCATTGCTCTTGCCTTCGCAGTGACAGAAGAAGCTATGGAAGATAATTTGTATGATACTTTTGCCAAGCTTAGAGCAAAAGCCCTTGCAAGAGCAATGGCTAATACTAAGCAGGTTAAAGCTGCAGACATCTTCAACAACGGTTTCACTGATGTTGCTGCCTATCATGGTGGCGATGGTAAGCCACTTTTTAGTGCTACCCATCCAACAGTCAATGGAACACAATCAAATCTTCTAGCTGCAGCAGACCTTTCGTTTGCTTCTCTAGAAGCAGCACTTACCACCATTCAGAAAATCGAGGATGACCGAGGTATTCTTGTTGGTGGTTCAGCAGTGTCTCTTCATGTTGCACCTGACAACTGGGCAACATCAAACTCATTGCTTAATTCCACACTAATCCCCACCTCTGGTACTACTGCTATGGGTGCAGGACTTGTGGCAGCTTCAGGCTGGAATGATGTAAACTCAATCCAAAGCATGTCAATGCTTCCAAAGGGTTGTTTCATTAACCGTCGCTTTATTGATACTGATGCTTGGTTCGTTAGAACAAATGTTCCTAACGGTGCTAAGATGTTCACTAGAGCGCCACTACAGACAAAGATGGAGCCAGACTTCGATACTGGTAATCTTCGCTTCAAAGCTAGAGAGCGTTATAGCTTTGGTTGGTCTGATTGGAGAAGTTACTTCGGTAACGCAGGTTAAAATAAATATGGTTAGGAGGGAGAAGAAATTCTCTCTCCTAATTATTTAGGAGATTTAAATGTCGAATATTAGAATGGCCCAAGTTGCAGGTGGTGCAGGAGGCAATGGTCTTTTTGTAGACGCTATTACAAGTACAACTATATCTGATACTAGAATACAAGTCTATAGCTTTGCAGTTACTGCAGCATCAGAAATGGTGGTTGGTGATAGTCTTGGTGCTAAAATAAAACATGCGGCTTTAGCTGCTAATACAGTAGACAATGTTTATATTAGTGAGATTGGTATTAAGTGTACTGGTAATGTTTCATTAGCTGGTGCTAGTGATGGTGGCAAGTTTTACATTTATTATGGATAATTAAATGCCTTCTTATAGTGATCTTGTATTAGATATTCAACGAACCGCTGAAAATGATTCACAGGAATTTAGTGATCAGATTCCTGTGCTTATTAATAAAGCAGAGTATCGTCTTATAAAAGAGTTAGATGATGTTGCATTAAACCAAATAACATCTATTACTACGCAAGCAAACAACCCACTTGTTTCTCTTGCATCCGATACAAGAATTATAAGAAATATTAATATTAAAGTTTCGGGTTCAAAAATTAATCTACTACAAAGAAGCCAAGAGTATGCATATGACTATTGGCCTTTTGTGTCTTCATCAGTTGGAGAACCTAAATACTATGCAATGCGGAGTAATACACAAATTTATATTGTACCTACTCCTGCCTCTGCATATGATACAGAAGTTGTTTATGTGGCAAGACCCACTACTCTTACATCTGCTGCACCAAACAATTATTTTTCAGACTTTTGTTACAATGCCCTCTTCTATGCATCAATGATTGAAGCATCTCTATTCAATAAAAGTTTTAACACAGTAGCTGCATGGCAAGCTGAACTTAAAGGTTCTATTGATTCTCTTCGTAATCAGGCTAGAAGAAACAGGCAAGACAATATGGAACTTAATACAAGTCCAGCAGGTAGTGCAAACACAATCATTCAAGGAAGTAGTTAGGAGGGTATTATGCCACTTATTAATAATAAAGGCTATTCTTACGACGCAAAAGGTTTTAAGAAATATAAAGAAGATAGAGAAGCTTGTACAGGGCGTCCTACCGGACAGGGCTATGGTGCTGCTAGAAAAGGCCCAGCAGCTACTGGTGACTCTATTCGCTTTGATACTGTTGTTGTTGATAATAAAGAATATGATTATTCAGTATAAAGGAATAGAATTATGGCTAAAGCAAAAAGTCTTTTAAAGAAAAGAGGTAGAAAAGGTAAAGGTCGTAAGGCTATTTCTCCTGAGATAAAAGCTAAAGCAAAAGCTGCTGGTTTTACTTCTGTTAAGAAATGGGAAGAGGCTGGAAAGCCGGGACCAAAAACAAAACAGACAAGAGGCTCTGCTAGAAAAAAAGATACAGAGTACGATAAGAAAAGTAAAAGAGGTCGGGAAATTAATAGACTTTTAAAACAGCAAAAGGCTGATGATGCGGATTCTCCTCGTATTGGAAACAGATCAAAGACATATCTTAATGATCCTTCAGATGTAGGTGAAGGTGTAAACACTATGCCTACATCAAGACATAGCCTTCCTACTAAACCCTCTAGGGCTAAACGTCGTCGTTTAATTGAGACAGGACAGGCCGCTCCTACTAAAGCTGGACGGACTAAGAAAAATCCATCAGGTCTACGCAATACAGGACGTTTTGCTGAACCAACAAGTAATGTTGCAGAGGCAATGGGTCTTTCAGGTAGAAGAGAGTTAGGAGGAACTTCTTATACGGCTCCAGAAAATCAAGAAGCATTACGAGAAGAAATAATGAAACTTGGTGGCTTTGAAATACGAAAAGGTGGAGGTCAAATTAAATATAATAAAAAAGGTGGTCCTATTGGAGTTGGTAAAGCTCTTAGTGGATATGGAAAAGTAAGAACTTAATACTAAGTTTATAAATAAAATAATAAGGAGTTAATGTTATGAAAGCTAAAACACTATCAAAACTTGCTGGAAAATCTAAAAGTTCTAAGGGTGCTGAATCTAAAGCAAAGAAAGCAATTGAAGCGTCTAAAGCAAAAAGAAAAAAGACAAAAGCTGATGTTCCTTCTTGGATGAAAAATATGTCTAAAAATGATCTTGCTGATCTTCTTGGTATGCCTAAAAGAGATGCGGAAGGTGTTAGTAGAAATAAAGCTGGTGGTCAGGTTAAGAAAACATATAGAAAAGCTGGTGGTCCTGTTCGTCAAAGATACGCAATGGCAACTGGTAAAAAATAGTGCCTTACTCTAAGTACAGCCCTAAACAAAAAAGATTAGCAGCAGTAGCAAGTCCAAGGAAAAAAATTACTTCTGCTGATCTTAAAGCTGTGAGAGGAAAGAAAAAAGGTGGAACTGTTAAGAAGTCAACAGTCAATGAGGCAGGTAATTATACAAAGCCAACTATGCGTAAAAACTTATTTAATAAAATTAAGTCAGGTAGTAAGGGAGGTAAGCCCGGTCAGTGGTCAGCTAGAAAAGCACAGCTGTTGGCGCAAGAATACAAGAAGAAGGGCGGGGGTTACAAAAGCTAATGGCGCTTACAAAGTCACAGAAAAGCCTGAAGAACTGGACAAAACAAGATTGGGGAACAAAGTCTGGCAAACCCTCTACACAAGGTCCGAAGGCGACAGGAGAGAGATATCTGCCCAAGAAAGCAAGGGCATCTCTTTCCTCGTCTGAGTATGCGGCAACAACTCGTAAGAAAAAAGAAGACACTAAAAAGGGTAAACAGTTTTCTAAACAACCTACAAAGATTGCTAAGAAAACTAAAGCTTATCGAAAGAAGGGTGGAGCAGTGGCTACTAAAAGAAAATCTACTGGTAAAGGTATGAAGGGTCATACCATTGGTGGAGGACAAAAACGTCCTACTAAGTCTGGTGCAGGTATGACTGCTAAAGGAGTAGCTAAATATCGTAGAGAGAATCCCGGCAGTAAACTAAAGACTGCTGTAACTGAATCTAAACCTACTGGAAAGAGAGCAGCTAGACGTAAGAGTTACTGTGCTAGATCAGCAGGACAAATGAAGAAGTTTCCAAAGGCAGCTAAGAATCCTAACTCAAGATTAAGACAGGCTAGAAAAAGATGGAAGTGTTAGTATGGCTATTACTAGATCAAAGATAAGTCAACAGATTACAAAGCCTCCACAAAAGAAGAAGATTAAGAAAAAAGTTAAAAGGAAAAAATAAATGGCTACTACTGGTACATTTAATTTTACATTAGATATTGACGATGTAATTCAGGAAGCCACAGAAATGATCGGTGGTGAGCAAACACTTGGTCATGAGCCTTCTTCTGCAAGAAGATCACTAAATTTAATGTTAAAGGATTGGCAGAATAGAGGTATTCTATTATGGTCAACTGAATCTTCTGCTATCACAGTTACTGCTAGTGTGTCTTCTTATGAACTAAGTGATTCTACTATAGATGCTTTACAAGTTATTATTAACAGAGATAATACAGATTTACCTTTAACTAGAATATCTTTTGAAGAGTATTTGCGAGTACCTCAAAAGGGACAGACGGGTAGAGCTACTCAATACACAATTAAAAGAAATAGAGATAACCCTACACTCTTTATCTGGCCTATTCCAGAAAACTCAACAGATGTTTTAAAAGTTGAAAAGATTAGTGAGTTACAAGATATTAATAGATCGGCTGGACAGAATGCAGATGTGCCTAAAAGGTTTTTACCTTGTTTATCTGCTGGTCTAGCTTTTTATATGTCCATTAAACGTCCCGGTGTAGATGCTGGTAAAATTACATTTCTTAAACAAAACTATGAAGAATTATTAGGAAGAGCCTTGACAGAAGATTCCGAACGTGCTAGTATCTTTTTCTTACCTAAGATAAGATCAGTATAATGGCAACGGATAGAAAGGCTGTAGGTCTCTGTGATATATGTGGGTTTAAGTATCCACATAGAATTTTAAAAATGAATAGCTATGGCTTGATGGTTTGCCCAACAGATTTTGAGGGTACGTTTGACTTAAAAAATCATCCTCAAAATAAGGCACCTAATGTAAAGGATGACGAGTCAATTAGAAATCCTAGACCACCTCTTAATAATGATAGAAATCTTTTATGGGAATCTGCAACATCTAATTGGGAAGCTACAGATGAAGATTGGAATATGGTATAATGGCAACACTTACAGGTAAACAGATAGCTAATAGCTATAAGCAACTATTACAAATAGGTTCTGATAATACAGGACTAACTACTACTCTTCAAGCAGTACAAGATGGTAATGGTACTAATTCTCCTTTACAGCTTAGTAATAGTATTCTTAATATTGATGGTACACTTCAATTAAACGGTGTTGCGCTTACTGCTGATGCATCTGCATTAAATGCTATTACTGATCTTACAGGTATTACTGGTCTTGTAGCAATGAATAGCGGTAGTGCATTAGGTAGAACGCTTACTGCTGGTACAGGAATAACAATAGGTAATGCAGATGGAACTGCAGGTAATCCAACTATTGCAGTAAGTTTAGCTGACACAACAATTCATATTGCTAGAGTATCTGCATCTTCTGGTGTATTTAATGGTACTGTAAGTGCTGGGTTTTTTGTAGGTGACGGTTCAGGACTTACAAATGTTCCTTCTGCTGAAGGTGGTACTGTAAAACAAGTTGATGCTGGTACAGGTATTAAGATGACAGTGGGTGGGGCTGTATCTAGTTCTATACCTGTTAGTGGTGTTATAGCTGTAGCTGCTGATCAAAACTTTGGGACAGTTTCTGTTAGTACTGCTTTTGTTGCTACAGGCTCTGCAGTCTTTGGAATTTTAAGTGCTACTAATATTGATGCTGATGAACTTTTAATGGCAGGTGTATCTGCTGCTAATGTTACACAAGTTGCTGCAGTTTCTGCACTTACAAAAACTAATTTAGATTCTATAACAAGTATTAATTCTATTATAGGTGATGGTGGTAACTATGCTACAAGTGCAGAACTTGCTACTGTATCTGCTGCTCTAGCTACTAGTATTGGAAATAGTAATACAAATATTGCTGCAGTTTCAGCTTTAACTTCTGTTAATGCTGCAGCAATAACAAGTGCTAATACAGTTATAGCAGCAGTATCAGCTTTAACAAAAACAAATCTAGATGCTGTAACTAGTATTAATACTGTAGTTGCTAATTTATCTTCTACAATGGCAACAAGTATTGATAATAGAACAGCAGCTATTACTAGCATTAACACTGTTATTACTGATCTATCTGCTACATTTGCTACAAGTATTAATAATAGAACAGCAGCTATTACAAGTATTAATACGGTCATTACTGATCTATCTGCTACATTTGCTACAAGTATTAATAACAGAACTGCTGCTATTACAAGTGTTAATACAGTTATTACAAATCTATCGGCAACAATGGCAACAAGCATTGCAAACCATTTACCTCTTGCTGGTGGTACACTAACTGGTACAGTAAGTGGTACAGACTTTTATGTAAGTGCGGTTGCTATTGGAGTAGATGCGCTTCTAGGAAAAGAACTTCGTATTGGTACTGCTGCTGTAGCAGATATTGTAAGTCTTACAGATGCAGCAAACATTGCAGTTGACTTTAATACAGGACAAAACTTTGCAATTACACTTGCAGGTAATAGAACATTAGATAATCCAACCAACTGTGTGGCAGGTCAGGTAGGAAGTATCTTTATTGTACAAGATGGTACAGGAACAAGAACACTTGCCTTTGGATCAAACTGGGGTTTTCCTGATGGTACTGCTCCTGTTATTTCTACTTCTATCAATTCAGTAGATAGGTTAGACTATATTGTACGTACATCTACAGATGTTCATAGTTTAGTAACAAAGGCATATTCATAATGAGTGTATTTAGTAACAATCTTCTTCTAGGTGCAGGTGGACAGAGTACAGGTCCAGCACCGTTTGACCCAACGCTGATTGGTAATTCAGTGTGGTTAGACGGATCAGCGGATTATCTTAGCAAAACACCGGGCAGCACCGGAAATCAGAAAAGATTTACATTTGCGTTTTGGGTACAACGTAACAAATTTGGCGAGGTTGCACCGGCTCTTTATTCAGCTGGTGATGGTACACAAAATAATGATTTTAATATTTACTGGAATAACAGCGGCGGCGGTGGTGCAGCTGGTGACACACTTTGCATTTCGCAAATAAACGGCGGCGGAGTTGGCTGGCGGATTTTTACGTCGCAGCTTTTCCGAGATATTGGCTGGTATCATTTTATAATCAGCGTTGATACCGCCGAAAGTACTGCCGCTGATCGGGTTAGAATTTATCTCAATGGTGTACAAATTACATCGTTTGCGTC